ACAGTAGACTATACAGGTTTTGGTTGGGTACTCATTAAGAAGGGTGTCTTTGAGAATCTTCCTTATCCTTGGTTTGCACCTAAGATGCAAGTGTTTGAGTCAGGGGCAGTGCAAGATATGTGTGGTGAGGATGTCTCATTCTGCTTGGATGCCATTGAGCAAGGTGAGGAAATATGGTGTGATCCAAGAATCAGAGTGGGTCATGAGAAAACAAGAGTAATCTAGGGAGCCTCTCATGACACTATCAAAACAAGTGCAAGACTCACTGGATGAGGCAGTTGCATCACTTAGGAATGCTCTTGCCTTTGCAGCAAGAAGTGAGGAACCTTATATTAGTAAGCACATTGCTGATGTAATGTTTCAAATAGAAAATCTCAAGAATGTTTCAAATGTTCTTGCAATGTCTGAACAAATTATGAAAAAATTGGAGGAAGAAGAGTAATGCCAGTCAAAAAATCTCTCTCTGGAAATGATTTTGTAGAGAGCATACCCAAGAAGACTACACAAGGTAGGGGTAAGCATACTAAATATGCTGCATCATCTTCTAATCATGCAAAGAAAAAGTATAGGGGGCAAGGAAAGTAAATGAGTTCACTAATCTGCAACCTTCCTGCCATTGAGGTATGGGTAAGAAAGGAGTATTTAACTGACTTCAAACATGGTTTTGGTGAATTTACAAGAGGCGTCTGGGTATCTGCAAAGAGTATGCCTGGACGTGCTTTTTATTTTGAGACATATTTACCAGAATATGCTGCAATGTTTGATAAGTTACCTATCAGTGCATTTTTAACTGATCCTGAGATACCAGATCCTGATATGAATCTGTATAATCTACAGTTTTGGAACTGCATGGATTATGGGGTCACAGCAATCCAAAAGCAATTTATAGGTTCTATGTCATATGAGTTGTATACAAGGGATCATGGGACTGTGAAGGGCACTTATGTTGCCACTCTGGACAACTATCATGACAATCCTGACTTTGTAGATTACTCTACAAGTGAAACACCTGCAGAACACAAGTCACATAACCTGATTGAACTTGATAATGGTCAGTATGCACTGTATCCAAACAACAGAATGAGAATATATGACAATAGTATTACACCCAAAGAACCTAAACAACCTGATTTTAAGGTATCAACTCAGTATTATCAGGTAGAAAATGGTAGGGAGTATGATGGAATGGGTGATCAGGATGATTACTTCTGGAAAATAGCAAAAGAACGTGAATAAATAACTTATATTTAACGTTATTTCATGCCTGTAGAGAGGATTAGTAGGGGATTTAAGGACATTAGCATGTCTTTTGATGTTAATCCTATCAGCTCAGACCTAATTGCAACCAAAAATGAGGTTGCAATTTCTCGTTCTGTGCGTAATTTAGTACTGACAAGACCTGGTGAAAGATTTTTTAATCCAGATCTGGGTTCTAGAGTGTATGAATCACTATTTGACAATGTAGATGAGATATCTGCCTCCATTGTTGAGGATGATATTAGGGATACTCTTGATAATTATGAACCTAGAGTGAAATTGATTAGCGTAAAAGCAACTCCTGACCCTGAAGGGAATGCTTTTGATGTTGTACTTACATATAATATCATAGGAATTGATGCTCTTCCTCAACAATTAGCATTTGCACTACAGCCAACAAGATAAATGGCACTAGTTAATTTCACAAATCTAGATTTTGATCAGATAAAGACTTCTCTGAAGGATTATTTGAGAGCAAATTCCAATTTTACTGACTATGACTTTGAAGGATCAAACCTTGCAAGCATAATTGATGTATTAGCATACAATACATACATCTCCTCATACAATGCTAACATGATTAGCAATGAGGTTTTCATAGATAGTGCCACTCTAAGAGAAAATGTAGTTGCACTAGCAAGAAATATAGGTTATACACCTAGATCAAGGACTGCTGCAAAGGCAGTGGTTTCATTTTTTGTAGATACAACTGGATTTACTACTAAACCTATCACTCTAACCCTTAAGAAAGGCATTGTAGCAACTTCTGCAGCAACATTTGGGTCAGAAAGTTACTCATTTTCCATTCCAAGTGACATCACAGTCCCTGTAGTTGATGGAATTGCCACTTTTGGTGATGTTGAGATCTTTGAGGGGTCATTTTTAACAGCAAACTTCACTGTTACAGCAGAAAATCCTGCACCACCAGTAAGATATATCCTAGATAACCCACATATTGACACTTCTACCTTAGAAGTAGCTGTAAGGGACACTGAAGCAAGCACATCTTCTAAAAAATATGTATTTTCTGATACCTTAATAGAAGTTACAGACACTTCTTGTGTATATTTTGTTCAAGAAGTGGAAGATCAGAGATATGAGCTCATTTTTGGTGATGGTGTCTTTGGTAAAAAGTTAGAATCACTGAATTATATTGATGTTTCCTATATTACCACTAATGGAAGTGATGGAAATGGTGTTTCTTCCTTTTCTTTCAATGGAAGAGTAGTTGATAACAACAATAATCTTGTAAGTGCAGGAATTTCAGTCATTACTACTGTAAATGACTCTTTAGGAGGCAAAGAAATTGAATCTGTGGAGTCTGTAAAGCGTTTTGCTCCTAAAATATACTCTACATTCAACAGAGCAGTCACTGCAAGTGATTATGAGGCACTAATTCCTAAAATTTACCCTGAAGCAGAGTCAGTTTCAGTTTTTGGAGGTGAAGAGCTAAGTCCACCACAATTTGGAAAGGTTTTTATTACCATAAAACCATTTTATGGACCTTTTGTACCAGATTCCATTAAAAATAATATAAAAACCTTAATAAAAAAATATTCTGTTGCTGGAATTGTCTGTGAAATACAAGATTTGAAATTTTTGTATGTTGAGGTTGATGTTAATGCATATTATAACCCAAATTTAGCTCCTGATGCAAATGCAGTCAAAACTGTGGTTACAAATAACATTACTAAGTATGCAGATTCAACAGAACTGAATAAATATGGAGCAAAATTCAAATATAGTAAATTCCAAGGAATTGTAGATAATAGTCATGATTCAATCACTTCTAATATCACTAAAATTGAAATTAGAAGAGATATGAAACCTGCATTGAACCAATCTGCAGAATATGAGTTATGTTTTGGTAATCAATTCTATATAAAGAGAATGAGTGGTTATAATATCAAATCATCAGGATTTACTATCTTTGGTTTATCCAATACTGTCTATTTGAGTGATTTACCTGCAGAAGGTGGTAAAACTGGTTCTCTATTCTTCTTTAGATTACAAGGAACTAACAATCCAATCATAGTAAGAAATAATGTTGGAACTATTGATTATGAGAAAGGTGAATTGTTATTGAAACCTGTAAATATTACAGGAACAAGTAAAAAAATTCAAGATATATCAATTATTGAAGTATCAGCATGTCCTCAGTCAAATGATGTAATTGGACTGCAAGATCTTTACTTACAATTAGATGTAGGTAAGAGTTCTGTAGATATGTTGGTTGATACCATAGAATCTGGTGATAATACATCAGGAAATCTTTATACTGCTACATCTAGTTACAAATCTGTCAATATAGCAAGATTGACTGACAGTGAGATAGCAAATGCAACTATTGGAACTGATACAGAGACAACTAATGTAAATACAAGTTCTACTACCTCAGATACATATAGAGTAGGGTCTACCACATTTACACCCACAGTTCCTTCATCATCGTCATCTTCTTCATCTTCATATTAATATTTTAATATAAAATGTCAGACAATACAAGAGTCAAAATTAGTTCAGTTGTTAAAAATCAACTGCCAGATTTTATAAGAGCAGATTTTCCACTTGCTGGTGATTTTTTATCACAATATTATACTGCAATAGAGAGTCAAGGTTCACCTCTTGATATAATTCAAAACATTGACAATTATGTAAAGTTAGATGAGTTAACAGACCTAATAGATTCTACAACCCTCTCTAGTGATATAGAACTTTTTGATGATACAATACCTGTTGAGTCTACTGTAGGGTTTCCAGAGTCATATGGGTTGATTCAGATTGATTCTGAGATTATTACTTACACTGGAATAACTGCCACTTCATTTACTGGATGCTCAAGGGGATTTAGTGGAATTACATCATATAGAAGTCCCAACAAACCTGATGAACTCATATTCTCTGAATCTAACATTGATGAGCACTCAAAAGATGCTGTAGTCAATAATTTAAGTATTAGATTTTTACAAGAGTTTTTTAAAAAAGTAAAAAAACAAGTTATACCTGGATTTGAAGAAAGACCATTATCTACAAGCATTGATAAAAGATTATTCATTAAACAATCAAAAGATTTCTACTCTTCCAAAGGAACTGATCAATCTTTTGAGATATTGTTTCGCGCATTGTATGGAAAGGATGTAGAAGTATTAAAACCACGTGATTTTTTATTTACACCCTCTGCAGCTAATTATAAAGTATCTAAACAAATTGTAGTTGAACCAGTATTAGGAGATCCATCAGATTTAGTCAATAGAAACATATTTCAAGACCCTGTAGATGGATTTGCTTCAGTTACTGCTGCTGTAAGTGATGTAGAATCAATTGTAAGAGGCACTAAGACATATTATAGACTTTCCTTAGATTTTGATAAAAATTCTCAAGTAGTATCTGCAGAATTTCCCATTCACCCAAATACAAAATTAATTGAGGGTGTTTCTATTGGTTCAACTGTTTTAACTGTTGATTCCACTGTTGGATTTGGAACTACTGGTTCTTTAATTGCTAATTTTGATGATGGCACTTCAACCACCATTAAATATGAATCAAAATCATTAACTCAGTTTTTTGGGTGTTCTGGAGTTGAAAGAACTATAGATTCTACTCAAGATCTTAAAATGGATGCCTATGCATATGGATATGCTGGTATAGGAACTGATGATGAGATCAGATTTAGAGTAACAGGTGTTTTAAAGGATTTAGATTTAAATTTAACCACTGCTACCTACAATGAGATTGGAGATGTCATAGAACCTAGAGGATTAGGATCTAAGTCTGATGATATTGTTTCCAAATCTTTATTTTCTAATATTTCTACCACATATGATGTAGACTCTATAGAATTAGTAGATAAGTCAAACTTTACATATCAGTTAAATCTTTTTGATGCTCATGACTTTGTTGTAGGTGATAGTGCCCTTATTAACACAACACCATGCTCAATTATTTCTCTTATCAGTTCTAAACAAGTATTGATAAAAGGTGCTGGAGAATTGAATGAAATAATATCATATAAAATTCAAAGATTACTTTCTAAAGCAAATTTAAGTAATTATCCTGAATCTAGCATTTATACCACAAATATTCAAAATTCTTACATAGATGGTGATAATTGTGTTTATATTGCATCACCATCTATTCCAGATTACTTAAATGAAGATTTAGATATTAGAGATACTACTCTTACTTTTTCTGGTACTTTTATAAACAATACTGACATCATAATCCCTAATCATGGATTGATGACTGGAGAAAAAGTAAAGTATATACCAGGAACTGGAGAAAATAAATTAGATATTTTAGAGGAAGAATATTTTATCAAAAAAGTAGATATTAATACAATTAAGATTGCTAGAAGTCTTTCTAATGTTTCAAATGAGAAGTTTATAGGACTCACTGGTAATATTGTAAATAATAGATTTGAATTAGCACGTTTTGCTAATAAAACTATATTAGCACAAAATTTATTGAGAAAAATTGATACACCAGTTTTTTCTCCTATATCAGAATCAACACCAATAGGTAAAACTGGTATATTAGTAAATGGTGTTGAAGTGCTTAATTATAAATCAAATGATGTTGTTCACTTTGGTAGGATAAATGATATCTCTGTTACTGCTGAAGGGTCTGGTTATGATGTAGTAAATCCACCTATAGTTTCAATTACAGACCCAGTAGGATCTGGAGCATCAGCATATTGTGAGGTTCAAGGTTCTTTAGAGAGAATTGATGTAGTTGATGGTGGATTTGATTATATTACTACACCTACACTAAAAGTAAGTGGAGGTAATGGAATTGGATGTGTTGCAACACCTAATTTAGTTTTAAAAGATCACTCTGTAGAATTTGATTCAACAGAGGATGGTGGACTAGTGGATATTAGTTCTAATATAATTGGGTTCTCAACTTTTCATAAATTTGCAGATGGAGAGTTAATTACATACAACACAGAGGGTCAAACTGCAATAGCTGGACTTACCACTGGTGCTGCATATCATTGTTGTGTTAAGAGTGCAACAACAGTGACTTTGCATAAAAATTATGATGACTCTGTTGATGGATTATCCCCCATAGATTTAACAGCTTTTGGAACAGGTCTTCATAAGTTGGAATCTGTAAATCAAAAAAGAGTCATTAGTTCTGTAACTATTGCTAACTCAGGTATAGGATATAGAAATAGATTGACATCTGTAACTTCATCTGGAATCAATACTGCAAATAATACTATAAACATTCCAAATCATGGATATAGAACTGGAGAGAAGGTAAGATATGATACTAAATCCACAACACCAATTTTAGGTTTAACAACACAAACTGATTATTACGCTGCAGTTGTTGATGGTAGTTCATTTAGATTATCTGCTGTTGGTGTGGGATCTACTGCAGTAAATCACTACTTAAGAAAGAAGGAATATGTAAATTTACTTTCTGGTGGAACTGGAATTCATGAATTTAATTATCCACCAATCACAGTGACAGTAGATGGTAACATAGGAGTATCTACTTTTAGTGGACAAAATTTTCAAGCAGACTTAAGACCAATTGTGAAAGGGTCTGTAAAATCTGTATTTGTTCCCTCTGGTGGAATTGAGTATGGTTCAGCAGATGTTATCAACTATAACAGACAACCTGATGTTACTCTTAAGAGTGGTAAGGATGCTCAATTACTTCCAATTGTAAGTAATGAAACTGGAAGAGTATCTGAAGTATTAGTACTAAATGGTGGATCTGAATATAACTCACCTCCAGAATTAGAAGTATCAGGGGATGGTTCTGGCACTGTATTAATTCCAATAATGAAATCAGGATCTATAGATTCTGTAAAGGTAGTTCATAGTGGAATAGGACACACCTCATCCAATATTAGTGTAGCAGTAACACCAAATGGACAAAGTGCTAAATTCTATTCAAACATAAAATCTTGGACTATAAACAATGTTCAAAGATTAATTCAGAATAATCAAATTACATCTGATGATGGTGTAGTTAGCACTGGGTTTAATGATAAGTATGGTTTAGAATACTCTCATGCCTATGCTCCTAGAAAGTTAAGACAATCTGTTTTCACTAAGAAGTCTGTAGGTGACAAGGAGTTGTTTATTCCTGATTTATCTTTAAATAAGAATGCTCAAGAAGATACTTCTGGCAGCCATTCTCCAATCATTGGATGGTCATATGATGGATCTCCTATCTATGGCCCATATGGATTTAAGGATAATTCTGGTGGACCTGTCACCATACTTGAATCTGGATATTCAATCTCAATATCATCAGAAAGACCAAATCCACTCACTGTTGATGGAGAGCAAGTATATTCTAATGGATTTTTTGTTGAGGATTATGTATTTGAAGAGGGTAAAGATTTAGATCAACATAATGGTAGATTTTGCAAAACACCAGAGTATCCAAATGGAGTGTATGCATATTTTGCCACAGTCAATCCTGATGCCTTAGATTCAGAAGGAGTATTTAAGAATTTTAGAAAACCTGAATTTCCTTATTTTATAGGTAATTCTTACAAATCAAAACCAATAGAATATAATTTCAGTTTCCTTTCAAATCAAGATGATACTGATTTAAATCAAACTGATTATATTAGAAATACTAGAGTATATAACTTCCTTTTAAATAAGACTAGTTATGATTTCTTGATAAATCCAAATTCCATTAGAAATCAAAAAACATTTATAACTGAAACATCTACTGGAGTGGTTGAGTCTGTTGGCATAAAAACAGGAGGATCAAATTATAGAGTAGATGATTCCATAGTGTTTGATGATTCTGGCACTAGTGGGTATGGTGCAGAAGCAAAGGTATTATCTGTTGGTGGAAAAACTATCAGCAACATTAGTATTGCTAATACTGAGTTTTCAAATGTAGAATTTATTTTAGGCAAATCTCCAAATGAATTTATAGGGTACACTACTGTCCCTCATAATTTTAATAAGAAGGAATTTATAACTCTTAGTGGATTGAGCACAGAAACATTTGCTAATGATTCTATATTCCCCATAGGAATAACCACAAGTAGATTTAGATTGAATGTAGGAATAAGTTCTGCAGGTGCTACTGGTCTTACAACATACTTCAACATAGATGGTAATTTTGATGAATTAAATATTCTACCCAATGATGTTTTGGGAATAGGAACTGAGTGTGTAAAGGTATTGAATGTAGAAAAAGATTTAAGAAGAATAAGAGTTCTTAGAAATCATCAATCCACCATAGGATCTGCTCATACTGCTACTTCTTTAATAGAGGATAAACCTAGAAAATTTGCATTTAGATCTGTAAATGTTGGTAATAATGATTTCAAATTAAATAGGCAATTTTATTTTAATCCTAAGGAATCTGTAGCATTAGGTAATGTATCTGGAGTTGGCATTGGATCTACTTTATTTTTCTCCAATCCTGGTACAGGTATATCTGAAATATTCATTCCTACTAAAGCTGTTTACCTACCAAATCATAAACTTGCCATGGGGGATTCCCTAACATATAATACTAATGGAGGGACTGCTTTAGGGGTATCTACTGATGGCACTATGGAATTTACCCTTGCAGAGGGTCAATCTTTATTTGCTGCTCCCATATCACGTGATCTCATAGGAGTATCAACTGCTAGAGTTGGTTTGGGATCTACTGGTTCATTTACTGGGATTAATAGCACCACTAATATTAGCACTTTATTCTTTATTGGAATTGGAACAGGATTGAATCATAGTTTCAAAACCAACCATAGTAATGTGTTAAGTGGAAATATAAAAAGATCTATAGCCACAGTATCTACATCATCCACCCATGGATTACTAGCAAATGATGCCATAGATCTAAAAGTTCTACCAGGAATAACCACCACAGTAAATGTGGCATACAATGACTTTAATAGAAGATTAGTAATTAATCCTAGAACATTTGCCTCAGGAAATGTTAACACTACAAATAACACCATTACCATACCAAAACATGATTATGTTAGTGGGCAAAAGGTTATTTACACTGCAACCACAGCATCTGGTGGATTAGTAAATAATCAAATATATTATGTGTTTATAGTAGATGAAAATACCATAAAATTATCAAATCAATATCATGAGTCTGTTGCTAAACATCCTAAAGTAATTAACATAACCAGTGCTCAAGCTGGAACTATATCTGCAGTAAACCCTGAAATAATCATAGAGAGAAATCAACAAATTGATTTTGATTTATCAGATTCTTCTTTATCTTTCTCAAGTAATGAAGTGCAATATGCTGCTTTTGATTTTGTTCTTTATACAGATAAGGATTTAACAAATGTTTTCCATACATCACAAGATACTGATGATTTTAATGTAAGTAGAGTTGGAACTATTGGAGTTGATGCTACTGCAAAACTCACTGTTAAGAATATAAAGGAAATTACTCAAAATCTATATTACAATTTAGTTCCTGTTAATTTAGAATTAAATAGTGATGTTAAGAGAGAAATTATTAGAGATAACTTAAATATTACTTGTCCTAGTAAGTTAGTTTTAAGAAATAATGAATTAAATGGAACTCATGCAGTTGTTAGTGCTGCCTCTACTACTTTTAACATAGCAGTTAAAAGAGCACCTAAAAAATTAGAGTTTTCAAACACTGATGGTGAGTTATCATATGATTCTTTTAGTTACCACTCTTATGGACCTATAAGTGATATTAAATTAATCAATTCAGGTAGAGAGTATAGATCTTTGCCAGGAATCAGTACAATAGTATCAGATCTAGGTGATAATGCAATTTTAGAACCAAATAGTTTTTCTATTGGAAGAATATCAAACATAGATATTCAAGATATTGGATTTGATTATTCTGCAGACAGAACTCTTAAACCAGAGGCACAAATCCCTCAATTAATTAAAATTAATAGTTTCTTCTCTCTTGATAATATTGGTATCACCTCTACTGGAAATAATTATTTAAATGCACCTGGTTTGGTAGTAATAGATGGAGTTACTAAAAAGACTCTTAGTGATATAGATTTAACTTACAAATTAGGTGATGAGAATGTTACTATCTTAAAAAATAGTAGAAATTTAAATCAAGTTGAACCCACCATTCTTCCTACTGGAAACTCTAATGGAGTTAAGATTGCCTCTGCAGATTTTAATGAATCTAATCAAAGAGTAACAATATCAATTGGTGTTAGTTACAGTTCCTTAGATGAGTATCCATTTGAGGTTGGTAAGAAGGTTATGATTGAGGGTATCAGTGTAGGAGTGGGAAGCACTGGTAAAGGATATAACTCTGCAAACTATGAATATAAGTTGTTTGAAATATTAGCTACTGATCCCAACGTTGGTGGAACTTTAGGAAGTATAACCTATAGTTTAGCTGGTGTTATTCCTGATGGTGACATAGCTGGAACTTTTAATGAATCTTCTATTGGTAGGATCATTAGAGAAGAAGATTTCCCCACATTTAGCACTACTTTAAAAGGTAATGAATTTGATATTGGGGAAACTTTAGAATCTGATACAGCAGTTGGTATTTTACAATCAAGAAATGATTTTAATGGATTCTTAAAAGTTTCATCATCTGGAGATTTTAAGGTAGGAGATACTGTTGTTGGACAATCTTCAGGAACTAAAGCCACAGTAATTGAACATATTTCATATAAATCTCTTTATAACATAGAATCATTCTCAATAAAGAATGAGGGTTGGAAAGATAATTTTGGATTCTTGAATAATAATGAACAAAGATTATTTGATAGTGATTATTATCAATACTTCTCATATTCATTAAAATCAGAGTGTGAATTTGAGAAGTGGAAAGAGGTAGTATCTTCATTAAATCACACTGCAGGATTTAAAAAGTTTAGTGATTTAATACTAAAAAGTGAAACTTCTGCAGGATTGTCAACTGTTCAAGATGGAAGTAGTTTTGATGTTCAAACTGATTTAGTAGAACCAATTAGCATTAACACTGTATTTGATTTTGATTTAGCAAGAGAAAAAACTGAAACTATTGATAATTCTATATTATCAGATGAAATAGTTTTTAGTTCTAGAGACCTTAAAGATTATACAGAATCTGTTGGTAACAGAGTATTATCAATTGATGATATCAGTCAAGATTTTAATAATAATGCTAGAACAGATCCTTTTGGTGCTGTTGATACATTTACATTATCTGGATCAAGAGATAGAAAATCAATTATCTATGTAAGAGATAAAAGATTTACTGCTGAAAGACAAGCCATGATTGTAAATGCACTTCATGATGATTCTGGTAATTTCTTCTTGAATCAATATGGATCAGTATTTACTCAGAAGGACTTAGGTTCATTTGATATGTCACAATCTGGTGATAATGGTCAACTTTTATTCTTCCCTAAAAAATTCTCATTTAATAATTATGATGTATCTGTGCTTGCTTATAATGTAGGAGATTCTACTGCTGGTATAGGATCTACTGATTTTGGTAGCATTGTAAAAATTGCCAGTGAGAGTCATTTAATAGAAGCAGGTATTAGCACTTCTGCCACTGTTGTGGGTATTGCATCAACTTACAGATCTTCTAAGGTATTAGTTTCCTATGCCTCTAGCGATTCATCTTACTTTGAGACAGAGGAGTTAACCATATTGCATAATGGTTCTGATGTAGAATTATTAGAGTATGGTCAATTAAATACTGATAATTTAGGTAGTCCTGCAGGAACTCCTGGATTAGGAACTTATAGTGCATACTATTCAGGTTCTCATATTTTTGTTGACCTTCATCCTACAGTAAGCACAGCTACTACTTTTATAGCTAATAGCATACAAGTCAGTATTGGTAATTCATTATCTGCAGGTGTAGGAACTGATGCACTAAACACTGGAACATTGGATAGTAGACTCACTAGTATTTCATCTAGTGGTTCTCCTGGTGTTACCACTGTAGCAAAATATGAAACTGAAACTTTTGCTGCTGCATATTATATTGTAAGTATAGAAGATTTAAGCAATAGTCAGTATCAAGTATCTGAGATACTAGTAGTAGATGATGGAACAAATGGAAACTTAACTGAATATGGTATTGTACAAACTGGTGGTAATTTAGGTGATTTCTCTATTAACATCAATGGTGATTTTACACATCTAGGATTTAAACCTTTAGCAAGTGCAGATGTACAAGTTAGAGTATTACAAAATTCTTTAAGATTAGTTGATGACTCTAATTCTAATCAAGAAATAGGATTTACTAATGCCAGTGTCAATACAGGATCAGGTGCTTACACTGCAACTGAAACTGATGTTAAGAGACAATTTGAACTTAAACACAAACAATTACCAATATTTAAAAGAGACTTTGTAGGAGGAGCTTCTACTGTTGTCAGCACTGTCACAGATAGCGTGATAATTCCAAATCACTTCTTTGTAACTGGTGAAGAATTAGAATATAGATTTACTGGAGCTGGAACTACATCTGCTATTGAGATTACATCTCAATCTATTCCAGGTGTTGGAGTTACAGATAAATTACCTTCTACAGTCTTTGCTATCAAAAAAGACGATAAAACATTACAACTAGCAACAAGTGCTGAGAATGCTCTTAAAACCAATCCTACCTTCATAGACATCACTGCTGTTGGTGTAGGTACTTCTCATTCATTTACATCTAAAAAACAAAATTCAAGATGTATCATCAGTATTGATAATGTAATTCAGCAACCCATTGTAGCTACTTCTGTCACTACTCATCTTGTTGCTGATGTATCAACAACCTCAGACACAATAACAATTTCAGGTATCACATCTATAACTGGTGGAGATATGTTAAAGATTGGTAATGAAATTGTCAAAGTTGATTCTGTTGGACTTGGTGCAACTAATAGGTTATTGGTTACTAGACCTTGGATGGGAACAGGAGTTTCTAATTATAGTTCTGGTGATTTGGTTACAAAAATTGATGGTAATTATAACATAGTAGATAATGAAGTTCACTTCTTCAGTGCTCCAGTTGGATTAACTCCTTTATCTTCTACAACTAATGAACCTGATTCTAGAGATTTTGTAGGTGTTGCAACACACTCCACATTCAATGGTAGATCCTTCATGAGATCTGGTATCACTGGTAGTTCTGCAGAACCATACAGTTTAAATTATATCTTTGATGATATTTCTCATGGATTCTCTGGACTCACTACTGAATTTACTTTGCAAGTTGAAGGAAGTAATGTAACAGGATTTTCTACAAGTAATGCAATTGTTTTAATTAATCAAGTGGCACAAGGACCACAAAGAATGACTGGTCTTGAATCTAGGAGAGTTACTGTTAATGGAGATTATACTTTAAGAGAAAGTGTTGGCATTACTAGTATTCAATATACAGGAACCATTGCTTCAGTATCATATGATCCAAACACTGCTAATGTTCCTTTAGGTGGTGTGGTTGTCTCTGTTGGATCTACAGAGGGATTTGGGTATCAACCACTAGTAGCTGCAGGTGGTACTGCTGTTGTATCTGGTCTAGGAACTATCACCTCTATTAGTATTGGTAATAGTGGTTCTGGATATAGGTCTGGTATTCAAACTGTGGTTAATGTTGGTGTTCAGACATTAAGCACTGGAACTCCAGCTATTGAGTTTATTGGTACTGCTGCAATTAGCAATGGTAATATTGTAAGTGTTGCAATCACTAATCCTGGCACTGGATATACAACAACTAATCCTCCATTGGTAGTTATTGATGAACCACTATCATATACCAATATGCCTTTATTCTATGCTCCATCATCTAGTGGAATTGGATCTGAGGCAAGGGCAAATATAGTTGTAGGACAAGGTTCTAGTGTTATTGATTTTGAAATTATTAATGAGGGATTTGGTTATGGTGAGGATCAAGTTCTAACAATTGGTGTTGGTGGAACAGTGGGCATACCAACTGACAGTAACTTTAGTCCATCCAGACAATTTGAAGTTACTGTAAGGGAAGTTGGAAGTGATAGTTTTGCTGCTTGGACTATTGGAGATCTAGAGGTATTAGATCCCTTAGATAATTTATTTGATGGTCAAGATACATCCTTCCCATTAAAATTAAATGGAACTCAACAAACAATTCAATCACAACCAGGATCTAATGTTGATGTTGAACTTACTATTCTAGTATTCATAAATGATATCTTGCAGGTTCCTGGCAATGGATATGAATTTAAAGGTGGTAGTTTTATTACCTTTAAAGAAGCACCTAAAAAAGGTGATACTTCTAAGATTTTATTCTATAAAGGAACTGCATCAGTTGATACTGCCACTGTTGATATTTTAGAAACAATTCAAACAGGTGATGAGGTAAGACTGCATAATCAAGACCTAGCACTAGAACAAGATCTTAGAACAGTAACCAGTATCAATGCTGCTGATAATGTCAATACTAATCCATATCCTGGTCCTGGCATTACTACTAATGAAACTTTTGATAGACCAATTAATTGGCACAAACAAATTGTAGATAAGGTCATTGATGGTCAATCAATTACTAAAGATAGATCTCATTATGAACCACTAATTTATCCAACCACTAATTTAATACAACCAGTGGGTATAGCTTCTACAGAGGCATATGTTGAAAATATTAGAATATTCTTTGATAGCACCAAAGAAAACTTTGGATCACAAGATTCTATCAATATAGTTTCTCAAGAAGATGCATCTGGAGCTGCTGGCACAGCTTTAGTTTCTGCTGCTGGATCTATTACATCTATTGTTTTATCTGAGGTAGGAATTGGTTATACCTTTACTCCTACAGTATCCATTGAACAACCTGTTGGAATGGGAACTACTCAAGTAGCAAAAGCAGTTGCTGTTATGGATGGTGATAGTGTAAACTCTGTTACCATCACTAATATTGGTAGTGGATACACTGTCTCTAGTCCTCCTGCAGTTCTTATTGAAGAACCAAAGATGGCTAACAGAGTTGAAAAAGTAACTTCAGTAACCTATTCTGGTGATTATGGTACAATAGTTGGTTTTGGAACAACTACTTCTGGAAGTCAAAATAAATTTATATTTGACTTGTATATCCCTGAGGATTCTTTCTTAAGAGATAGCACTTATGTTGGTACTGCAGTGACTTTAAGTTCCTTAAGTGTAGGTGATTTCTTCTTAGTAGATGAAAGTAATGTTGGATCAGCATCTACTACACTGAGATCATTTAATGTTGGAGGAGCAACCACTATTGGTGTGGGAACTCAATTTATAGATAATGTTTATCAAGTGTCAGATGTTAATACTGTCAGTGTTGCTAATACTGCAATTGGCATATCTACTGTAGGAACAGCAACAACATTTGTAACTAGAGTGTTTGTGAATATTGATTTATTTACTACAGACTCATTTGACTCTTCTATATTGAAGTTTGATTCAACCAATACTAAATTTGATTCTAATGGAATAGGTGTTACCTTTACTGGTAATGTACATAATGCTCCATTCTTTGGTACTTATAGTTGGGGTTATCTAGAACTAGGTTCAAGAACTCAAGCTAGAGACTTTAAATTCTATGGTCAAGATGGTCTTGCAGGTATGTCTACCTCAGGATTTATTCAAAGATTCAACCCTTTAAGAGATAAGGAATATCTCTAAATAACTAAAATAGATAACGCAAAATGGCAAAACTGGGCATAAGCACTGGATCACAGCCAAATGATGGAACAGGTGATACCTTACTGTCTGGTGCTGAAAAGGTAAATGCAAATTTCACTGAGGTCTATACTCTTTGTGGTGATGGAACTAATCTAGCACCAGGAATTGTAACAGCAATTGCTGCGGGAGATAATATAAGTATTAGCACTGCATTTGGACAAGTCACTGTCACTGCTTTAGAAACAACTGGTATATCATCTTATTGGAATGAAAATACTACAGGTATTACCACTGTATCAAGAGGAGTTGGTATAGGAACCACAACAGTTACTTCCAAATTAACTGTTGTTGGTGGTGGAAATATTGGAGGTGGATTAACTGTAAGTAGTGGATTAGTTGTTACTGGTGGTAGTAATGTTACTGGAGAAACCACATTGACAGGTGGTTTAAAAGTGACTGGTATAACCTCATTTACATCTGTTGCTCTTAATGCTGTTCAGGTCAATGTATCTGGAGCATCTACATTTAGTTCATTAGTAAGTGTTGGTAATAGCACCACACTTGGGGATGATGTTAATACCAGAGGTGTCAATGCAGCAGGTGTAGGAACTTTTGCTAGTGATGTAAGTGTTGCTGGTAATTTATCTATAGTTGGAATATCCACTGTTGGAACTGGTAATACCTTCAATAAAGAAGGTGGTATGAGAATGACTGGTATTGCCTCAATTAGAGAAGCAGTCATTGGATATGGTGTTACTATTAGCACCACTGGAATAAATGCAGTAAATGATGCTTTCATTGGAGTTAGCACTGCTGCTGGAGTTGTATTAACTTCTCCAAATGGAACTCAATATAGATTATTAGTTGAAAATGATGGAAGCTTGAAGACTGTCAATGTCAGTTAGCATTTAATGTAATAAATAACTAAAAAAATTGTCAAATGTCTGCCATTATAACTGATCAACTTAGAATATTGAACGCGAAGAATTTTGTTTCTACAGCAACTTCTTCAGTTAATTCTTATTATTCTTTTGTTGGTTTACCTAATGCCACTAATTATTCCTCCACTTGGGATACAAATCCACCTGCTCCAAAAGATAGTTTTGAGCAAGAAAATGATTATTGGGATACTATGGTGGCATTGAAGAAGATTACTGCTTCTGATGTGCGTAGGATGGTGAATAGGTACACTTGGACATCAGGTGTTACATATGACATGTATAGGGGAGATATTAGTAGAACAAATACAGCAAAACCATCAGGTGCAACTAGTCTATATTCATCAAAGTATTTTGTAGTAAATGAGGACTTTAAGGTTTATATTTGTCTTCAAAATGGAACAAATCCAGAAAATGTTTCAGGTAGACCTTCTCTAGATGAACCAACCTTTACAGACCTTGAACCAAAAGCAGCAGGTGATAGTGGAGATGGATATATTTGGAAATATCTTTATACCATAAAACCTAATGATATCATAAAATTTAATTCTACTAATTTTATACCTGTTCCTGATGATTGGGAGAATGGAACAGATAATGCTCCAGTAAGAGATAATGCTTCAAGCAGTGGTCAATTAAAAATTGTCACCATTGTTAATAGAGGAGCTGGTATAGGAACTGCTAATAGAACTTATACAAATGTTCCTATCAATGGAGATGGTTCTGGAGCAGAGGCAACTATTGTTATCAATAATGATGCAAAAGTAGAATCAGTAGATATTTCTAAAGGTGGTTCAGGATACACTTATGGAACTTTAGATTTAGTTGCAGGTGGAGTTCCAGTGGGAACCACTAATCCTGTATTTAATGTTATCATACCACCTCAAGATGGTCATGGTGCAGATATCTATAGGGAGTTAGGTGCTAGTAATGTCTTAATATATTCTAAAATTGAAAATGATCCAGAAAATCCAGATTTCATAACTGGAAACCAAATTGCTAGAATAGGAGTTGTAGAAAATCCTCTAGCATACCAGTCTACCTCAAATTTATCTTTAACCAAAGCTAGTGCTCTCTATGCATTAAAGTTAACTGGAGCTGGACACACAACAGCAACATTTAATGCTGATAGCAATGTCACACAAACTATTGGAGTTGGTTCTACTGCTATTGGTAGAGTGGTGTCTTATGACCAAACAACTGGAGTTTTAAAATACTGGCAAGATAAGAGTTTAGTTGGATTTAATAGTGATGGATCTTTGAAAACAGATCCTACATTTGGATTTGCTCTACATAGATTTACAGCAAATCCTTCTACAGGAGGAAATGTGAATATAGCTAGCAATGAAGGAACTTTAGGAATAGATACTAGTTTTGGATCATCAGGTAGTCCTGGTGTAAGTACTGTAATAAATAATAGAAAATATTTTCTGGGACAGAGTTTTGTTCAAGGGGTTGCAAATCCTGAAGTAGAAAAATACTCTGGAACCATAATCTATGTGGATAATAGACCTTCTATCACTAGGTCTGCTAACCAAAGAGAAGATATCAAAGTCATTTTGCAATTCTAAAGAATCATGCCACAGGAAACAAATTTAAACGTCGCTCCTTATTTTGATGATTTTGATAGAAGTGATAAGTATTTTAAGGTTTTATTTAAACCAGGATTCCCTGTTCAAGCCAGAGAATTAACAGGTATACAATCTATATTACAAGATCAAATTGAAAAATTTGGAAGTCATGCTTTCAAAGAAGGAAGTTCTGTGACTGGTGGTGGTGTAAAGTTTACAAATGCATATACTTCTATATTAATTCAATCTTCTAATGAGGGATTTGATGTAAGGTCTTATTTATTTAATGTTAAAGGAAGAACTGTAATTGGAAGTCAATCTGGAATAAAGGCAAAAATAACTGGATATCTACCTAATATATCAGAGGATGGAACTTATACTTTATTTGTAAATTATTTAAATAGTGGTGCAAATAATAGCGATCAATTTATATCTGGAGAGAGTTTACTTTTAGATGGAGAATCTTTTGTTACTAAAAATGGTATAACTTTTCAAGTAGGAGAACCAATAGCTCAGTTGCATACTGGTTCATGTAACTATATTGGATGTGCTGCTGTTTTATCTTCTGGTATCTATTTTGCTAGAGGGTTTTTCATAGATGTAAAAAAACAAACACTTATAATAAACCCATATACTAGTGATGTAAATGTTAAAGTAGGTCTTAGGGTTTATGAGGATATAATAAATTCTGATATTAACTCAAGATTAAATGATAATGCAGCTGGATTCAGTAACTTCACTGCGCCTGGTGCTGATAGATTACGTATAGAATTAAGATTAGAAGCAGTTCCTATAGCAGAGGATAAGTCTCCAAACTTCATAGAGATAATGGAGATTAGGAATGGTAAAGTTGCCTCTGTAATTGATAAGGTTCAATATAATGATTTATCTACTGAATTTGCTAGAAGAACATTTGATGAATCTGGTAACTATTATGTAAAACCATATACAATTACTGCAAGAAATACATTAAATAATTTTGAAGGTAATAATGGAGTATTCACTTCAGATCAGGTTACATATAATAATAACACCCCATCTGATGATTTAGGGACATATAGAATTTCACCAGGAAAAGCATATATTAGAGGATATGAAGTAGAGACTGTGGTTCCTGGATTTTTAGATTTTAAAAAACCAAGAACAACTAAGTTATTAGAAGATCAAAGTATCAATTATGTTACTGGACCTACATTTACTTTAAATAGAGTTTCTGGATCTCCATCTATAGGTATTGGAACAGATTATACTGTTAGTTTGAGAGATGAAAGAGTTGGTGCTGCTGCTACCACTGCTTCAGGTAAAGAAATAGGATTAGCACGTGTATATGATTTTGCTTTGGAATCAGGTTCATATAATGTTGATAATACAGATTTAAATGAGTGGGATATATCACTATATGATATTCAACCATACACTGAGATAGCTTTAAATAATCCTACAACTTTAACTGTACCTACTCATATAAAAGGAAAGTCTAGTGGTGCTACTGGATTTTTAAGATATGGTGTTACTAGTTCAACAGCAGTTACAGCATACAATACTAAAGGTAATTTTGTTGCAGGTGAACAATTTATTTTCAATGGTGAAGAGAGTGGTGTCATCTCTGTAGCAACAACTGCATATAGAACTAGTGATGTTAAATCTGTTCATGGAACTGTGAGCACTGCAAGCACTTTTAATGCAGATGTAAAGCAGTCAGATTTAGTATCAATAGGTCAAGTTAAAATTACAGATCCACCTACTTCTGGTGCCTCTGCTGGTATAAGCACAGTTACTTTTACAGATCCAAATAAATTCTTTATTGGTATTGCCACAGTAGGAAATATTGTAGAATATACTAATTCTGGGTTGAATACAACTTCATATGCAAGAATAGAAAGTGTATCTCAAAGATCATTAACAATTTCAGGAGTCACAACTGTCACTGGTATATGTGAGGGTGGACTACCATCAACTGCTATTAATCCAGCAGATTTTAAAGTATTAACTTCTCAGTTCCAATCATCCACTGATAATACACTATTCACTCCTCTATCAAAAAGAAATATTGCTAGTGTAGATTTAACTAATTCTCATATAACAATTAGAAAACAATATGATGTAAATATTACAAATAATTCTACTGGAGCAGTCTCTAGCGGAGATGCTAGTGAAACATTCTTACCATATGATGAGGAAAGGTATGTATTAATTAGGACTGATGGTACAACTGAATCATTATCTGCAGATAAGTTTGAATTTAATTCAGGGTCTACTGAAGTTACTATTAATGGACTAGGTGCTAATAGTGCTGCTAAATTAATTGCAACTCTTAGAAAAGTTAATGTTAAAGAAAAAGTTAAACAAAAACAAAAGATAAATCAAGTATCTGTAGTCAATTCTAACAATTCATCTTCTGGTGTTGGAGCCACTACTTTAAATGATGGTTTGACATTCTCTGCTGTTTATGGAACTAGAGTTCAAGATGAAGAAATTTCTCTTGGAGTTCCTGATGCAACTCTAGTCTATGGTGTCTTTGAGTCATTTGATTCAAGTGCTCCTATTCTACCCAGAGTATCATTAACTTCTATCAATAGTGCTACTGGTAAAACTGGAGATTTACTTATTGGTGATACTTTCCAAGCTGCCACCAGTAATTTTAAAGGAGTATATGTAAGTAAATTTGATGATAGCACTATAAATTACATTGCTTTAAATGATTTTACTCTTCAGACAAATGAAGATATAACATTTAAAGAGTCTGGTATTTCTGCTACCACAGATAGTTTAGTCATAGGATCTAATAATATCACTGATGAATTTAATTATGATGATGGTCAAAGAGATACCATATATGATTATTCTAGAATAACAAGAAAACCTGGTTTCAATGCACCATCTAGAAGATTATTGGTAGTATTTGAATCTGCATTTTTTGCTGCATCTGATACAGGAGATATTACAACTGCTAATTCTTATGATAACTTTAATTATGCAAAACTACCTCAGATTAATAATTCTAGAGTTAGTGATATAATTGATATAAGACCTAGAGTATCTGAGTTTTCAGGGACTTCTTATTCACCTTTTGAATTTTTAGGAAGAGCATTTACTGCATCAGGAAATTCTGCTAAGAATATACTGGCATCAGATGAATCAATATTATTGGATTATGCATTCTATCTACCTAGACTAGATAGAATTTATTTGAATGATAAGGGAGAATTTCAATTAGTAAATGGCATTCCTGCAGAGACACCAGAACTTCCAAATGCCATTGATGGTGCTCTAGAAGTAGCATCTATATCTTTACCAGCTTTCTTATATAATGTAACAGATGTAAGTATTAATTTAGCTGAGTATAAAAGATATCAGATGAGAGATATCAATAGACTTGAGCAAAGAATAGAGAGTTTAGAATTTTATACTTCTCTTTCACTTTTAGAAAGAGATACTTTAAATATGCAGGTCACAGATGCTGATGGTTTGAATAGATTTAAATCAGGATTCTTTGTAGATGATTTTTCAGATACAGAAAATCAAATCAAAAAAACCATAGTTAAGAATAGTATTGATTATCAGAAAGGAGAACTTAGACCTGCTCCATATACCACTGAATTAGATCTTAAGTTAGATTTAAACAGTAGCAATGGAATTAGAAAAACTGGTAGGGTATTATCTTTAGATTATGATACAGTGCCTTTTGTTCATCAACCATTTGCTACTAGAACTGAGAGTGTAACACCTTTCCTTATTAATTATTATGGAGGTGTTATGAACTTAACACCATCATCAGATGTGTGGTTAGATCAAGTTACCATAGAAGCTAAAAAAGAAGATCTCACTACTTATACAGAAACTAGTGAGCAAGTTGCAGCTGGGGGATTTGACCCAGACACTGGTTATAGTCCAGTAACATGGGGAGCATGGGAAACTACTTGGACTGGTGGTGGTGGATTAGTTAGCGAAAGTAGTGATGAATCTTGGAGTTCTTGGCATTCTATCAATCAAGATACAAATCAAAGAGAAAAGACTAGAACTACAACTCAAACCTTTACATCTGAAAGTTCAACACAGCAAAGAGTTGGGACTAGAAGTATAGTTAGAGAAACTTTCAGCACTATTAATGAAGGTCCAAAAGTAGTTAATACAGACCTAGCTCCTTTCATGAGATCTAGAAATATTGAGTTTTCTGCTAGTAGTTTAAAACCAACCACTAATGTTTTTGGATTCTTTGATGGTGAAAATGTTAACAAATTTATAATTCCTAAACTTCTACAGATATCAATGGTTACAGGAACTTTCCAAGTTGGAGAGACTGTTATTGGAACCACTGCTGATGGAACAGAATTGATTAGATTTAGAGTAGCAAAATCAAATCATAAGTTAGGTGATTTTGATAATCCTGCTGTGATATATAACACCAATCCATACTTCACTCAAACTCCTTTGGCTATAGGAGAATTGGGAGGAAATAGAACTAGGATAATTGATACTATCACTCCAGAAGTTGGATTGTTTAATTCAAGAGCAGAGGAAGTTAACATTGAGGCTACTGATACTAATCTACTTAGTGTTCCTGCAGAATACTCTACTACAAGCACACTAATTAATATTGATACTTTAAGTCTAGCTGATAAATCTGAAAATACCTTCTTTGGGTATGTAGAGAAAAATCTTAAATTGGTTGGACAAACATCTAGTGCTCAAGCAACAGTAAGTGAAATTAATTTAAAAACAGATAATATTGGATATGTAAGAGGTTCATTCTTCATACCAGATCCTAATGATATAACTACACCCAAATTTGAGTGTGGTAAAAAAATCTTTAGACTCTCTAGTAGTCCTACTAATAGTCAAGCTCCTGGTAATGTTAAAACAGATTGTTCAAGTACATTTGAAGCAACTGGTAATATTGATACTCTTCAATCCACTATTATTAGTGTAAGGAATATCAATACTCATACACAACAACAAATAGAAACTCAAACTATTGGTGGTGATAGTTATACAGTGTCTAGCACAGAAATTGTAGGAACTGAGAATGAAGTCATAGGATTCCCTGATCAATGGCATAATGATATTCCTGTAGTCAAACAACCTGATGGCACAGAAATCACTGGTTTATATGAGGTATCTGATACCACTGGTGCTATAGAAATTAAAGGTAATGTTGTTGCTAATGAGTATGGCACTGATACTGTAATTAATGAACAAACTATTGAAGAACAAAATTTATTAGTTAGTGATTTTAATACCTTTAGAGACACTGATTGGGTTGAAGAACAGGGTAGTGTTCACTCAAGTGGAACAATGAGAGCTGTTGCTCAAGAGGATGATCCTGATATTATTGAACAAGCATATCTAGATCTTTTAGGTAGACAACCTGATGGTCCTGGTTATGATTATTGGAAAGAAGATATTCAAAATAACCCAGA